GTTTCAATGCCAAGTGAAAGTGGCGCAACATCAAGTAGTAGGAGATCATTTGTTTTATCATTGCCCTGACCAGTGAGAATAGCACATTGGATAGCTGCACCAATTGCAACCGCCTCGTCTGGATTTAGACTTTTATTAAGTTGCTTGCCATTGAAATAATTGCTTAGAAGTTCTTGAATTTTCGGAATACGTGTTGTACCACCTACAAGTACAATTTCATCAATATCACTTTTAGAAACTTTCGCATCACTTAATACCTTCGCTAGCGGTTCCATCGATTTATTGAAAAAACTTTCCGCTAATTGTTCAAATTTAGCTCTGCTTAGAGTTGTACTATAATCAATGCCATCAATTAATGATTCGACTTCAATTGTTGTTGTTGTCGAAGATGAAAGATTTTTCTTTGCACGTTCCGCTGCAATATTAAGACGCTTGAGTGCTTTAGGATTTTCTTTGATATTTTTTGAATGTTTTTTCTTAATATCCGCACACAAATAATCTACAATAAGATTATCAATATCTGAACCTCCCAGATGAGTATCGCCTGCAGTCGCTTTTACTTCGAAAATACCACCATCGATAGTGAGAACAGACAAATCGTGAGTACCACCACCTTCGTCGAAAATTAGGATAGTACTTTCTTTATCAGTCTTTTTATCGAGACCATAGGCAATTGCTGCAGCAGTAGGCTCATTGATAATACGCAGACATTCCATGCCACTGATAGTACATGCGTCTTTTGTTGCTTGACGCTGACTATCATTGAAATATGCAGGCACAGTTACGACAGCCTTTTTAACTGGATGTCCAAGGAATGCTTCCGCGGTTTCTTTTAGTCGTGTAAGAACCATCGCGGATACCTCCTCAGGACAAAAGGTTTTTTGTTCTCCCTTGAAATCTACATTAATGACTGGTTTATTGTTAGCATCCGCAGAAATATCGAAAGACCATAGTTTTTTATCAGCTTGTACATAACTATCGTCATATTTACGCCCAATTAGACGTTTAATATCATAAAGAGTTGATTTTGGATACATTGTTGAAATATTTTTAGCCGCATCGCCTACGAGTTTTTCTTCATTTGTAAAAGATACATATGAAGGAATAATACGTGATCCAGTCTGATGGTCGGGAATAACTTCTACTCTATCACCAATCCAAACCGCAACACAACTAGTAGTGGTTCCCAAATCAATACCAATGCCAATATTATCTTCTTTCGACATCGCAATTTATACTTTTTATTTAAAATAATAATGAGAAATCTTTAAGTATTTTTATACATTTGTAATAAAATAATAAAAAAATTAATAAAAATGATTATCAATAACATAACTATTATTTCAGGCGATTAGAGGAAAACCGATATTATGGCTTCTGGTGGAAAGATTTACGATACCGATCTTGCGTTTTACAAAGAGATGCGGCAATTCCATCACAGGTTTGAAACTCCTTATTCTTGGATGATAAAGACGAAAGAGATGAATTATTACCATCATTGGGCAAATTCTGTTATGTTCGAATTTCTGAATTCTAGCGACGATATCACAACCGTCATTGAGAATTTGCAAATGAAAACATTGCATGAATATTTCAGCACCAAGTCTCTGTTCTGAGTCAGTCGCCTCGCACAATAAAAATGACCATCATTAAGTTTTTGGTCATTTAAAGATATGCATATTTAATAGATAATGGCTAGTTTTTTTAGCAATCTTAGCGACAATGATTTTTTTACAGATAAACTCACACATTTATATTTAGACGGTGAAATAACAATTTCTAAAATAGATAAATTAATTACGGATATAAGAGACGCAAATAGAGCAAAAGATGCAAAACCTATTTTAATTCACATTTCGTCAATTGGTGGCAATTTACAAGACGGTATGCGATTAATAAATGTCTATAATATGAGCAAATTACCAATTGCAACAATTATTGATAATTATTGTTTTTCTATTGCAACGTTGCTATCTATAAATAGTCCATACCGTTTAATGACAAAAAACGGTTATTGTTTATTACATGAATATCGAATTCAAGGTTATATTAATGCAGAAAGAAAACAAATACATAATATTATTGAAAAATTGGATACATATTTTAAAATCATCATTGAAATGTATCTTAAAAAAACAAAATTTGCAAAAGATGAATTAATTGAACTATTAAAACACAATTTAATGCTAAATTATAAAACTTGTTTACAGAAAGGTATCGTTGATAGAGTGATTGATATTAATTATAATACCAAAGTCGCAAAAATTAATATTAAAAAATATATTCAAGATGCATCTATAAACAATATTATATTATCTTGTAATACAAAATTGCACAGTCTTGATGAATATATCAATGATATTAATACTAAAAATAAAAAACCTTGTCTTGTCTACATGACACATTTTAACTGCGAGAATGAAAAAAAAGACGAAGAGAAAGAAAAAGAAAAGGAAGATGTGAGTACAATTATTGCTATTTTTAAACCTTTATGTTTAGTGTCGCGAATTAAAAATATTACAACAAGTAGTTATGGTATTATAAATGTTCCCATAAGTATTGAAAACTTAATTCCTCTCTTATATACGAAAAGAATCTATATGTATAGTAATGCTTTTATTATTTGTAATTTATTGAACGTTTTCAATAATTATAGTTTATTATTAGACGATAATATTAAAAATACTACTCTTATTATTAATAATTTTAAAAGTATTCTTAAACAAAAAACAAAAATGTCTTCCACAGATATTGATAACATAAATAAAAAGTTTATTATTTTAGATGCTAAAAAATCAAAAGAATTAGGATTGTGTCATGAAATCATCTAGATCACTCATATCACTCATATCACTCATATCACTTAAATTGTCATCATTTGTAATTAAATTATTATATATTTTATTGCCTATTAATAAAATATCAATATTATATTTTTTAATGAACATTTCACCAACATTTAAGATAAATAAATATTTATAATATTCTTTTCCTTTATTTTTGTATTTATTAATCATTGTATCATTGAAATAAGTAGGGTATATTTTATTTCCTAATGCTATAAATGCTAAAATAGCTGAATTTATATATAACTGATATTTATAATAAAATTTTTTATAGCAAACCATTTATCTTTATTTATACTTATTATAAAAAATGATTTAATATTTTATATAAATTCTATAATAAAAAAATGGATGATATTCGGATGTTTATTAAGAAGAATGCAGTAGTTAAACTGCAGCACGCTATTAAATATAACGATGATCATGTTGAATATAAATATAAATATGGTGATACTATACTTACTTTCAAAGAATATGCAGATGATTTAATCACTCTAAATTATAATAAAACAACATATGATACATTTAATGATATTCAATTAATCTTATTCGATCTATTTAATTATAAAAATATCGAATACATTGATGCTTATTTACAAAAGAAAGTATCCAATAATTCATCTTATAATATTACAGATTTATATAATGATTATTATGATGATTACGAGAAAAAATTAATTTGCACAAGAAGATTAACTATTACAACTGCAGACAATGATATTAAAGAATTTAAATTAAAATTTATAATCAACAATGAAAAGGATCATGTGCTATATTATGATTGCGAAACCATCAATGGTATTGATGATATTATAAAAAAAATTGATCAAATTTTATGATAATAAATTATTTAAATCTGTTTTTTTAATTTCATCTTTATGTTTCTTGAAAACATCCGTGATGTAATTATAAGCTTCGTTAATCTGGTCAAATGAAACACCTCCAGTTATTAATACACTACCACTTTCGAATATTGCTACTGTTATTTTTTTACAATTATTATTTCCCAATCCATTGCCTTTTCCAAAACAATGCTCAGAACAATCGCAAATACCATCTTGTTTCTCTTTATTTTTATTCCAGAAAAATTCTAATTTTACACCATGATATTTTCCCGGTTCGAAACTACATTTATTATTATAAACATCACTCATTAAAATTTTATGAAGTATTTTACGTCGAATTAAGAATTTTTCATTCATTGTTTCATCCGTAAATGTTTTAAAATCAGTATTAATCATCCTAATATGAAAATTAAAGAAACCAATCTTATTTTCGAAATCTTCCGTAGTAGTTATATTTTTATTTATACTATGAATTCGCTTGATTTCTTTAATTATTTCATCAATAATAATATTTACATCATCCTTATTTTTAACACCCGTTAATTGAATATTTCCATTCTTAAAAATCTTTAAATTTGGATAATTTGTTGTTTTATATAAAACAGTTACTTGATTATCGAATGATGTTTTTTTATCACTCGTTTTCTTCACATTCCTTCGCTTCTTTGGATATTCTCCTCTATTATTTTGCTTATCTGTTATTTTTGGGTAATAAATCCATACGAAATTAGACTTATCCCCAATTGCAAATTGCTCATAGAATGTAATTAAATCAATATTGATACCTATATCTACATTGCATGTAATGGTGCTAACTTTATATGGCGTAAAATAGATATTTTCTGTCTCCATCTCTTATATAATTTAATTACGATATATAAAGGTTTTAAAACTTTAAATCATTTTTTTATTATTATTTGAATGTTTATTTAAATAGGAGGTATTAATAATTTCACTTGTAATATTGATAGAAATCATTGGAGGTATATTTAAAACATATGTTTTATCACTATTATTATGTGCTTCTCTAAAATCTTCAATTGTTAAATTGCCACCAAACATTTTTAATAAATATCTTGAAGGCGCGGGACGAATTATATTTGCATATCCATATCGTTTTGCTATCATTTGTATCCAACTATTGATTTCCCATACTTTATCACTCCCACAATTGATTGAAAAATTATATGCATTTGTACATTGTAGAGAACAAAACGCACCTAATACATAAAATGTATCATTTATTGTGTCATAATTATACGGCATTCCATAAACCGTATTATTAATACTATGACAACACCAAAAACAACAAGAATTATTTTTATTTTCAATATTATTAAAATTATTATTTGCTTGATAATATTCGTTATCACATGAAATATTTTCAGCATCATTGGTAAAATAACACATACTTTCATATGGTGTCGGTTCGACTATCTTATTATCATTCTTATCATTCGTTATAATATTGTTGATTTTATTTTGCGATATTGGCAATTGTAAAATAATATCATCGTCTTCGTTATCTTTAATCATTGTATCAATAATATTTTTCTTAGTAGTTTTCTTAACAACTACGTCCGCTACTGCTTTTTTTCGGGGCATATTAGAATATATATATTCCTTATATTCTTAAATATTTACAAATAATTTTTTAAATATTCTAATCCGATTTTTATTTTATCTATCATCCCTGACATATTATTGTTATCGTCCTTATTTGCATTGCCATTTAAATTTCTAATATCCGTCTTAATGTCCGTGATTATATTAATAATATAAACTATCCCAATGATTATTATAATTATTACTATAAATAATGTTAAATCCATTATTTAATTTATATTTATAAATATAAAAATAATTAAAAATTATACATATTTAATATTAACAGATCCGCCAATATATTCTAACACATTATAATTTCTTATATAATACCGCAACTTATAATTATAATTATAAGGGGGTTCATTCACCGAGATTAATTTTTCGTTTATCATTGAATTATCCGCATTATTCACATACACATATAAACTAGTATTTGTATTTGCACCATTATAACTACCCGTTGGTTGCCATTTATCAGGATGTAATGCAAACGAAAAACAATAAATACCTTTTTTCGGTATACATTCGTGATGCTGATAAGGCTGAATTAAATTAAAAAAATTCTCATTTTTATCCTGCATTATATTCATTTTATCGAAATAAATATTCGCCATTGTCATTATCGACTTGCTCGCATCTTCGGGTATCGCATTTGTATAATTCGTATTATCATTATATTTATAATAATCTTCGCGTTTCATCACCCATATTATCTCTTTATTATGATTATTCGCACCCATTAAATTAATTTTCGTTATTAAATTATTTCCTGCCTTTACATCATAATAATTTGATATAAATGTTCTCTCTATTAAAATACTTTTAATAGGCGCTGTCATTAAAACGCCTCTTTCATAATTATCAATATAAACACATGTTGCCTCGATATACGCATTTATATTATTATTTTTTATGAAAGTATTTATATCTATCTTATCATCTACATATAATTCATTATGATATCTTGAACTAATATACATATTCGTTTTCTCGTCATATACTTGATATAAATTTTCAATATCCTCCAATTCAACATTAATATAAATATCTTCTCGATTTTGAATTCGTGCCAACAATAAAGATAACGATGGATGTTTTGTAAAATTAAATGCAAGTGGTATTATGATTTCGCGAGAGTTAATTGAAGGAATATTTAAATTTTTATTTCCAATTGGATAACTGACAGATATATAACGATTATTCGTAATTTTAATGATGGGTATAGGCGTTTGCGGTTCATAATATTCACTCGTATTTCCTGTTATATTATTATAACTATCCTTGACAGAGAGTGATAATTCATTCATTATTAATAACAATTCGCCGTCAATATTATCAATAATAGATGACCCTATAGTTATTGTCGCATTTTTAATTAATAATGTTCCAAAATTTTTAATCCATCTAAAACGATATGTATCATTTGAATAAATAGCAGGGATCGTATATACTAAATACACATTGGATACTAAATCAGCAATGAATGGTATTTTACATTTATAAATATTATTTGCGGCATTTATTATTAAATTTTTATCGAAATCTAACCTTACCGTTTCCATTGCAAATTTTGTATGTCTTTTGTATGCAAAAATGTAAAAACTAATATCTGGATTGATATTAATGAAATTATCTAATTGACCCGTAGTTACCAATTGAATTAAACCTGCACCCATTGTTATTATTATAATTTGCATATAATTTTAAATTGATTCAACAGGTATTTTATCGTTCTCCGCCGAATTATAAATATCGAAATTAATTTTATTGCCAGTTAATACATTATTTTTAACAGTATTATCGTGTTTTACGATAATATCAGCAAGTTCTTTAGAAAACCCTTTATTATATAATTTATATATTTCGTCTACATTTAATGCATAATTAAAATAAGATAAATTTGCCATTTTTAATGGCGAATCTTTTGTTATTTCATCCGTTTCTTCTATTTCCCATATTTTGTTTATGTAATCAGTAGTTGCATCTCCTAAATTTGCAGCCGGATTTATATATAAATTTCCCATATTTTTTTTCATAACTGTTGATTTCTTATCAACAAATGTTGTTATTTCGTCATTTGTTGTTATATCATTGTTGTATGTTGAACGATCTGATATTAAACTTCCATTAAAATAAACTTTACAATTCGTTCTATTCGTAAATAATGCTTCTTCATTCAATGGACTTTCCTGCAGTACAATAGTAATCATATTATACATTTTATTAAACATTTGAGTATCAATATTCTTAATACCGAGTTTGTTTTTATTACTTTCATAAATCTTTGCAGGATCGCATGTAAGTTTAACCGCAGAAGAATTAAAAGTATCTGGGGTATTTATATTATTATATTCTATTATTATTTCTTTGCCACTATTGTTAATTTTTACTAAAGGATTTTTTACTAGAATATAACTTTTACTACCATCTGAACTACTACTACTAGCCGTATCACAACTATAACCAAATTGTTTATATGGTATAAGTTGTTTAACCCCTTTATAAAATAATACTATATATTTATCAGTATTTATAGCAGTTTTTGCGTCAGTGTGATCGTTTTCAACAATTTTATCATTTTTGATATTGAAATAAAGCCAAAAATTATATGTATATTCGGCACCTCCATTTTGATTTACAGATGGATTTAAATCAAAATAATATGGATCAGAGCGATTGAATGTTTCTACTCGTATACCATCTTTAGTATATGGATATATGCCCGTAAATATTTTAGTTTCTCTTTTATTTGTATTAAATACACTTAAAGAATTTATATATTCTCTATCGTAAATGGAATATGCAATAAATGCCATAATTAATATTAAAAATAAACCTAATATAACCTGAATAATAATGTTTAGCATTTTCTATTTAATTATATATATTATAATTTATAAATTGGACTTCTGATACCAAACATTCCTAAACCTATTTTTGCCAATAAACCACCAACGGGTCCATTATAATAATCATCATAAATATCTTTCTGATTTAATTCATAATTATATGTAGTTATTTTAGATACTAGCCCAGAAAATCCGGGTCCTTCAGTTATATCAGTACTAACACCTCCAATTGTTAAAATACCCGATACATTCAAGTCAATGTCTTTTAAATCTTTTTTAGTATTTAATGAATTTTTTACATATTTGTCTGTCTCACCTGTGCTTGTGGTATTTACCAAATCTCCATCCACATATGCATATATATAATTTTTATAAGAATTTGCATTACACACGATTGCAACATGTACCCATCGTTGTAAAGGTATATATGGTATAGTAATACCGTGTTGCATAAGTAAAGGAAGATTAGTTTCTAATAAATCAGAATAATCATATGATTTGGTAGTTGGGTCTTCTGCTATTGATGAAAAACGTACATACATACGATTATTTGTTTTATCAAGGAAAATGAAAGGTGATGCGCTATCTAATGTTGTACTTTTATTATCACTGCGAATTGAAAATACATTTTTATATTGATCCTTATATGTATTCATATCATGTATATATATCCAGAATGTATAACTTCTTCGCTCACCGTTGCCAGTTTTATCGTATTTAAATATTATTTTCTTTCTTTCGGTACATAAAACGGGTACTTTTGTTTCGTCTGCGACCTGTTTTACATTTAAAAATAATTTAGTTGTAATAATCGTATATAATACATATGCAATAATACCACATATAATTACCACTAATAATAAACCAATGTAAAGAGCATTATTATTTAAATAATCAGGATTTATAGATGATCTAATATTTTTTGCACTATCCGATATCGTTTCAGAACTACTATTATAAGCATTTTTTATACTTTCAATAATGGGATTGGTAGTTTCTGTAGTAGTAGTACTCATTATTTTTCTATCTATTATTAATAAATAAATTTTCTATTTATAGAATTAATATGATAATTTCCAATGTGATTTAAAGGAAAAGATGAATTATTATATGATTTTTTCTTATTTTTTTTCTGCAATGATAGATAACTTAACATTTTTGTAAAATTTTGCATTGTATCTGTTTTAGTTTTTTTCAATGAAAACGTGAATAATTCACTTATAGTACTTAAGAAAAAATCAACACACATCTCAATATTATTTGTCATAAATATATCGAAATAACAGAAATTAACAATAAATTTTTTATAAAAAACTTCTTTTTGTTTTTTAATTCCTTTTCTATTATTTATCAATTCGTTAATAAGATTTTCATGAAAATTTAACGGTATTATCCATTGTTCCTTAATAATTATATTTTTAAATTTATTTCTATTAAAACAATTCCCATATAAATCATTAATTATTGTTATATCATCTACATTATTATAATTCGTATTTGTTATAATTTTAATTGCATTGGATAAATTATAATTTTCCGTGTTTATCAATTTTAAACTTTCATTGAAAGTTATATCTTCCTTATAATTTTGGAATATTTTATGTATAATATGATTGTCCATTTTTGGCATTTCAATAATTTTACATTTTTTCTTAATATCCCCTAGTTTTTTAATTTGTTCAATATTAATTATACACATTATCGGAATATGTTTTAATTTATTTGTATTGTTTATTATAAAATTATATAGATTTATATTAATAGTATTATCAATTGTCATTAATATATCGAAATCATCTATAATAATAATTTTTTTCTTATTATTATTTGTTAATAATTGTATTAGCGATGATACATATGCTTTCATTAATAAATCT